CAACAACTGCAACAGCCGGTGACTCTACAGTAGAGCTACCATCAGACTTCTTGCAGATGCGTGACTTACACGTATCAACAAACCCAGCAGCAACATTAGAGTATCAGTCACCTAGCGCACTATTCCGTAATGCTCGTACTACAGATACAGGTTTACCACATCAATACACCGTACTAGCTCAAGAGTTTCAACTAGCTCCAATACCGGACAGCAACTACACGTTAAGTATGTTGTACTACGCTGCACCAGTATTTTTAAGTAGCTCCGTGCCATCTAACGCATTTATGGCTATATGCCCAGACTTGTTGCTTTATGGTGCATTGGGTGAGGCAGAGCCATACATTATGAATGACTCACGACTACAAACATGGGCATCATTATATGACCGTGGTGTAAATGCTTTAACCGTATCAGATGACCAAGGCGAGTATGCTGGTTCACCAATTGCAATCTCAATAGCAACACGATAAAGGAATTATTATGTCAGAAATGTCCAACTACTTAGAAAATGCGCTGATTAATGTAACGCTACGAGGCACAGCTTACACAGCACCAACAACAATCTATGTGGCACTATTTACTAGCGACCCTACCGATGCCGGTAGCGGTACAGAAGTATCTGGTGGCTCTTACGCTCGTACAGCAGTAACATTTGCTGCACCATCTAACGGTGCTAGTCTATCTAATGCAGACTGCACATTCCCACAATGTACCGTGGCATGGGGTACAGTTGGTTGGATTGGTCTATACGATGCATTAACTACTGGTAATCTTTTGTACCATACTCCATTAGACGTATCTAAAACAATTGATGTAGGCGATATATTTAAGATTGCGTCAGGCAGTCTTTCAGTAACATTATCATAGGATAAAACATGGCTCTTATAGTCAAAGACCGTGTACAAGAAACATCAACCACTACTGGTACTGGCACGTTTACGCTTGATGGTGCTAATAGTGGCTTTGCTACATTCTCTAGCGCAGTCGGCAATGGCAACACAACTTACTACGCTATTGTAGGCGGTACAGAGTGGGAAGTAGGTATTGGCACAGTAGGTGCTGGTACGTTAGCAAGGACTACATTACTTGCGTCATCTACAGGCTCTGCCATATCGTTTAGCGCAGGCATTAAAAATGTATTCTGTACCTATCCTGCTGGTAAATCTGTAACCATAGACGATATACAGACACTTACTAATAAAACAATCAACTTATCCAGTAATACTTTAACTGGCACAACAGCACAATTCAATACAGCTCTTTCAGATGGTGACTTTGCTACTTTAGCTGGTACTGAAACGCTTACCAATAAAGCACTAAATGGCACTCTAGGCGCTACTACACCAAGCACGATAGTAGCTACTACAACAACAGCTAATAGTTTTATTCCTAATCTATCTACAGTACCTACTAACGGATTGTATTTACCTGCTACTAATAGCGTAGGATTTTCTACTAATAGCACAGAGCGTATGCGTATAGACTCTAGTGGCAAATTAGGATTGGGTGTAATTGCTCCAACATATATATTAGATATAAGTCAGTCATTAAATGGTGACGCTGGTGCTAGAGTTACAAATGCAAATGCTGGCGCAGCAACAATTGCTAACTTTACTGCAACTAACGGCACATCCTTTTCATGGTACGGTCAAGCTGGTACAGCCTATGGTGGCTATGCTCAAATTAGAGCAAATGGCGCAGGTATATATGCTAATGGTTCTGGTGGAATAGGTTTATCAGCAGATAATGCCGCAGGAATTATTACTTTTGGTACAGGAAGTAGCGCAACTGAAAAAATGCGTATTAGCAGTACAGGTGGTGTATCAATAGGAAATACCACAGACCCTGGTGCTACTAACTTAAGCGTGACAGGTAAAATATCCATAGGGGCTAATCAAGCGGTTAATGGCCCAGCATTTAGTGCTTATGCTTCAAGCGCACAAACATTAAACGGAGGAGCAGCAACTAAAGTAAATTTTGGTACAGAAGAATTTGATACTAATAATAATTTTGCATCTAGTAGATTTACTCCTACAGTTGCTGGATATTATCAAGTTAATGCACAAGTTTACACAGGCACACCTCAATCAAGATTTATTGTATATTTATTAAAAAATGGTGCTGGTTGTAAAACTGGGAATGATTTTAGTTCAATAGCATATGGAAATACAATGGGAGCTTTAGTCTATATGAATGGCTCAACTGACTATTTAGAGATATATGCTTATTTTAGCACTACTGGTAATACTAACTTTGCTGTAGATGCTACTTGGTTTAATGGTGCAATGGTAAGAGGTGCATAACATGACTTTATACGAAAAAATAATTACGATTTATCCTACATTATCTAGTGATGATTTTATACCAATTACAGGATTAATTTTTTTGCAAAATGATGGGAATGGAGATTATATAGCTGCATGGAATCACCCTACGTTAGCATTACCAACTGAAGAACAATTGCAAAGCATTAAATAATGTTTGGAATAGCAACATTTTCGCAAGTACCATTTAGTTCATTAGCGGGTCAATTATTATTGGCAACTGCAAGTGTAAATGGTAATGCGTTAGTTACTGCTAATGCAAATCAAATTAGTAGTGCAAATGCTATAATAGTAGCTAATGCAAACGTCACAGCTAGTGCAAATAGAACACGACTAAACTCAGCTCAAATTAATGGGCTTGCAACAGTTAGTTCTAATGCCATTAGGGTTAGGACATCAACTGGAAGTATTAATGCGTTAGCAAGCGTTTCTAGCGGTTCTAGCGTTACTTATGGCGCAAATGCTGTAATAATAGGCAATGCCACAGTACAATCTAGTGCATTTAGAATAAGAACAGCTATTGGTAACATAAATGGTACTGCAACAGTTACAGGTAATGCAGTAAGAATTAGAAACGCATCAGGCTCGGTAGTCGGGCTTGCTACAGTTACAGCTCTTGGTGGTGTCCAGTACAGCGCAGATGCACATATTAATGGATTTGCTTTAATAACTGCTAACGCTAGAGCAATATGGAACGGAATAGGCAACATTACAGGTAATGCTACTGTTATTGCTAATGGGACAAAGTTAGGTGATAACTGGATAGATGTTCCTGTTGGTGACAATACATGGACAGACACAAATGTTACGGCAAATACTTGGACAGCCACATCAGTAACAAGCAATACTTGGACAGACACATCGGTAACATCAAACACATGGACAGACACACCAGTCACTAGTAATACATGGCTTTTAAAGGGATAAATTATGGCTAAGAATAAGATAAGTGAGTTTTCATCAACACCAGCAAATAATACCGATATTGGTGGTATTGATATTGCCGAGGGTTGTGCGCCTAGTGGCATTAATAACGCTATACGTGAATTGATGGCACAACTTAAAGACCAACAAGCAGGGACAGACGCAGATAACTTTACAGTAGGTGGCAACTTATCTGTTACTGGCAATACAATATTAGGTGATGCATCTACTGATACATTGAATGTTGGTAATGGTAATTTAGTCACAGATACTAGTGGAAATTTATCTATTCTTGGAGGATTAAGATTAAATTCAGACCAAGGGCCATACTGGAATAATGGTTCAGGATATATTTCTTATAATAATATAAGTAGCTTTTTAAGCATTGGTGTTTATGGTGCGGAGCGTATGCGTATTGATTCTAGTGGTCAAGTTACGTTTGGCACTACGGCTCTTGGATATAGCAATTCACGCAGCACAACTATTGAAAATGATTACATAGTAAAAAATCATATATCTGGTACTGCAAGTGGTACTTTATATGTTGGCTTTGGTTTGGCTGGTATTCCGGTTGGTACAATTACTCAAAATGGTACAACTGCCGTAGCTTACAATACTACATCTGATTACCGTTTAAAAACTGATGTATCTCCTATTAAAAATGCTCTATCCACTATTACAGCATTAAACCCTGTTAGCTTTACTTGGGTTGATGGTAGAAAAGATGATGGTTTTATTGCCCATGAAATTCAAGAAGTTTTGCCTAACTGTGTAACTGGTGAGAAAGATGCAGTTAATGAAGATGGCACTCCTAAATATCAACAAATGGATAATAGTGGTGTAGTACCTTTCTTAGTAAAAGCTATTCAAGAGCTAACTGCAAGATTAGAAATATTAGAGAATAAATAATGATAGAGAAAATCTTAGCCTTTCTAAATAATATCCCATCAGACAAAATATATCATTGTCTAGGTGGGGTTATTCTATTTGCTATTGGTCAGTTATTTGGTTGCGGTTTGCTGCTTGCTATTGTATTTGCTATTGGCAAAGAGATTTACGATTACTTTCACCAAGACAAACATACTTTAGATGTATGGGATGCAGTAGCCACTACACTAGGCGGTTTATTAGGGTATATAATTTACCTTGGCTATTAGCCTATTTTATAAAGGAACACTATGGCTACCCAACGTATAGCATTTACAGAATGGACTCCAGACTTAGCAGGTGTTGCTGAGAACTTGTCTGTTGCACAGAATGTAGTGCCAACTGCGCTAGGCTATAATCCATTCCCATTAGCCGTAGACTATTCTGCTGCTGCAAGCGAAAATCTTAACAATGTATTTGCTGGTAAATTTAGTACGACAACAAGCATATTTGCCGGTGGTGCTACTAAACTATTCAAATTAGATAGTGCTGACTTGAGCATGGATAACGTATCTAAAACTGGTAATTATACCGGTGTTAATAAATGGAACTTTACTCAGTTTGGCGATACTATTATTGCAGCAAACAATAATGATAAATTGCAAAGCTATACTATAGGGGTAAGTTCGCTATTTGCTGATTTAAATGCAAGCGCACCAATAGCAAAGTATGTAACTGTTGTTCGTGACTTTGTAGTAGCTGCTCACTTAGATTCTGGAACAAATGCAAACAAAGTTCAATGGTCTAATATTAACGATGAAGCAAACTGGACATCTGGTGGTGCAAGCCAATCTGATTTTCAGATAGTGGCTGATGGTGGCAACATTACTGGTTTGACCGGTGGTGAGGTTGGATTAATACTACTAGACCGTGCTATTGTTCGTATGTCTTACATTGGCTCACCGTTGTTTTTCCAATTTGACACAATTAGTCGTGGTGTTGGTTGTGCAGAAGGTAACTCTGTTGTGCAATATGGTTCTATGACTTACTTCTTAGGTGCAGATGGATTCTATTCATGTGATGGCTCTACAGTAACTGCCATTGGTACACAAAAGGTAGATGCATGGTTCTATGCTAATGTAAACCAATCAAAACTTACCTCAATGTCAGCAACGATTGACCCAGTTCGCAAGATAGTAGTTTGGAAGTTCATTGATAACTTTGCACAAAACACATTGCTTATCTATAACTGGCAAGTACAGAAGTGGTCATCTTGTACGACTGACGTTGATGTTGTGGCTAGTTCTGCTTCTGCCGGCATAACATTAGAAGGCTTAGATTTATTCGGCAACATGGACACATTGACTACTTCTTTAGATGACGCATTGTGGACAGGTGGCAAGTTCTTATTTGCCGGTGCTAGGACTACAAAGATAGTGACCTTTACTGGTGCTAACTCTACAGCTACATTAACAACTGGTGACATAGGAAGCGAAATAACTTCCGTGGTTACATTGGCACGACCAGTAGTAGATAATGGCTCTGGAAGCGTAGCAATAGCGTCTAGGATGCTTTTGAGCGCAGTACCACAGTTAGGTTCATATACAGCAGCAAGTAGCGAGAATCGTGTATCATTACGCAGTAGTGGTAAATACCATCGCTTATCAGTAATTCCTACTGGTAGCAATTGGTCTAATGCCATTGGTATTGATATTGATGTATCGCCACAAGGGACTAGATAATGTATCGTAAGCTCAACCCATCAGGTTCTACACCTCGTGAAATATCCGAGGTAGTAAACAATTTGGTTGAAGGTAAGTCTAACAATACTGGTACAATAACACTAGCAACTGGCACAACTACTACGACTTTGTATGATGAGCGTATTGGTTATGACTCAGTTATATTATTTGCTCCAACTACGGCTAGTGCATCTAATATTGCATTACCTTATGGCGCATGGCAAGATGATACAGACCAATCAGCAGCAAATACAACGACTGCCTATCCTATTACATTAAATACTATTGATTCCGAAAATGGCATAACTGTAGTAAGTGGGTCACAATTAAAAGTAGCTTACTCTGGTCTATATAACGTACAGTTTAGTTTGCAGTTATCTAACATAGATAATGCTACACAAGACGTAAGTATTTGGTTTAGAAAAAATGGTACTGATATACCTAAATCTAATAGCGCATTTGGTTTAGCACCACGTAAGAATGCTACTGACCCATACCATGTTATTGCTGCAATGAACTTTTTTGTAGACTTAGCAAAAGATGATTACATTCAAATTATGTGGTCTACTACTAATGTGTTAGTTACTCTTGATGCCAAGGTAGCACAGACTAGCCCAACACGACCAACTACACCTAGTGCTATTGTTACTATGAATTATGTATCGTCTGATGGCTTTACAACTAATATATTTAATTCGCCATACGTTATATCAAGGTCTAAAGGTTCTGCTGTAATTGCACATCCATCATCAAGCATTACTGATTTAACTTACCAATATGTGGTGATTGCATAATGGAATTCTCATATGTACAGCCTAACGAACTAAGACATTGCTGGTGGTGGGTTCGCCAAGGTCTTGAGAAGGTTCGTGCTAAAGGTCATTCAGAATGGCTTGCAGAAGACATATACTGTGACTGCTACGAGCAACGCTCTATGTTATGGATATTGCCAGAAAAGAAAGGTTTTATAGTATTACAGCCTAACGGTGTAGAGATGCACATTTGGGCAGCATGGTTAGATTCAAGCAACCCTGATGA